TTTTCCCTATCGAGGAGCCACAAGTACACTTGTACGGGGTAGATGTGGAGGTGCATTTTAAGACCAAGGCGCCGCTGGTAGTCAATCCCGCAGACTGGGAGGATACGTTCCTAACTTGTTAGTGGTTAGTGGTCAGTAGTTAGTGGTCAGAGGGGAGGAAAACTTTAACATATTTAAGAGTAAAAAAACTTGTGGAAAAGTTTGGATATTGCGAATATTCGCAGTATCTTTGCGGTGTTAAATAAAATAATAGTTTATGACAAATCAAGAAACTCAAAGCCGCGAGCTTACAGACACAGAGTGGGAGCTTATTCAAGCTATCCGAAACTACAAAAAGGCTTACCCTAACGGATCAAAATCATTAATTCGTTACATTCAGGAGCTCTTAGATGACCTACTTGACAGAGACTAACAGTAAGCCCTCTTGGGAGGGCTTACTTTCAACAAATATTCTTAATTATGGCAATAACAGTACAAAAACAGGAACGTATCACGATGATGCAACAATTGGACGACATCTCTATAGATGTCTCTTGGCGACAAATCGCACACGATTATTTCGGGAAGTCCTCTTCATGGATTTACAACAAGCTCCATGGTCGCGATGGCAATGGTGGCGAGGGTGGATTTACCGAAGTAGAAAAAATACAACTACAAGGCGCCTTGCTGGATATATCCGAACGTATTCGCCGCGCCGCTAACAGCATTCAGTAGTCATTGACTGAATTTTATTTAACACCTGAAGCCCTCAGCAATGGGGGCTTTTTTAGTAGTCTCATAAGAGAGCGTAAGAGAGAATTAAGAGAGGTTTTGTGCTTGAAGCCCTTTGTATGTAGGCTCTTAAATGATTGTAGCTAAGAGAGAATAGCGGTTCGTTGTTTTTAAAAATATTTTTTCTAAAGTTGTCCCTTTGATTTTTTTTTGTATCTTTGCAGTCAAATAACTCTAAGGAGATTGTTATGAATGATACCGTATTACTTACCGATAAGCGTGTTTTCTACAATCCAAGCCGCTATCTAAAGTTCTTACAGAAGAACAAGGAACTCATAGTAAAAGTGAAAGTTATTCCTGCTAAATTAGGAGGAAAAGGGTTTGGGAGAATAGAAGTAGAATTAGACAAATCTTTAATGTATGGCAAATAATAATAGGCATGGAAATACTCCTTTGTTGAATAGCGATATGATAAGCCAATTTCTAGAGAACCAAGCGCAAGAAATGGCCATACGGAGACAAACGCTGGAAATAAATAAGATGGAGATAAATAATTCCCATCAGTATGCCCTTAAGAACTTAGATGCTCTTAAAGAAGATCGTAAAGATCAGCGTGAACATGAGCGAAGAATGCAAAGCAAAACTATTTTACTTGTTTCTATCATCATTGGTATTTTTGCTCTTTTTGGAGGTTATTGCCTATGGATAGATAAAGAAAAAGTCTTAGAAGAATTTTTTAAATTTCTGATCTATGCAGTGCCTTCTGCTGGGGGAGGGTATTTTTATGGTTATAGTAAAGCAAAGAAAAAAGGAGCAGAAGATTATACACAAGAGGATTAAGCCTTGCAAGAAATTGCAGGGCTTTTTTATGTGCTATACAAAAATTTTCCAAAGTTGTCCCTTTGCTTGCAGGTGGCTACTATTGTCTAAACAGACAATAGTAGAGGGTCAAAATAGGCAAAAAAAGGGTCTACTATTGTCTAAACAGACAATAGTAGGGGGTCTAAATAGGTAAAAAAGGGGGCGTGTATTGTCTGTTTAGACAATGCACGATTGATACCTATTTTATTAGATATAAAAAAATCAAAAAAATATTTCTATAGTTTTAAAAAAAGTCGTACTTTTATGACGGATTACTATCATTGTTGATAGGCATTGTATAACTAAATCAAAATTAATAAAATGAACTTTAAATAGTATAGATCATGAATAGAGAAACTATTTTAGATGTAACTTTAAAAGGATATGATAAGTATCGAACTCTCATAGAAAAATTGTATCCTGATCAGCCCTTGTATTTGGAGCTTTCAGTTAATTCTAATGGGTATGATGAAATTTTGGTAAAAAGTAATTTGGGAATAATAGGAGAATTATTTTCTGAAGATGGAGAAGAACTATTACCTTATTTAAAAGAACCTGATAAATTTTATATAAAAACATCACTCAAAAAGCATTACATAAAGGAAAGAATAAAGCTTGCTGTGGTTGTTATTATAGAGGTGTTTAAGAAGAATAAGGATTTTGTAGCGCCTGTTCCTGTTTTTTTAGGAGATTATATTACCAATTATGACAAATATATTTTTTGGGCTCTCATAGGAGAAGATTCTGAAATCACTTGTTCTTTGACCAAATTAAATACGGGAAAGCTTTATGATTTATGCGAATTTGACCTTCTTTTTCTGAAAATTTCCAATGAGATTGTTGAGGTATATAAAGTTGGGGCTATAAAAATTGGAGAACTCAATAAAGAGAACTCTTCGAAAATCATAAATTACCTGCGAAATGAAGATTATGCAGTAGAAGCTCGTATAAAAAAAGTTAGTGAATCTCGTTGTAGAATAGAAATTTTCTTAACAAAGAAAAAATATATAAAGAAAACGAATTATCTAAAAGATAAATCCTTGCTGATAGAAGGGGTAGAGGTGATTGGAGACGACGGAAAAACTTTGTTAGATGAAGAAAAAGAATTGATCCTTAGTGATGGATATACTCTTGAAGAAGATATTAGAATAAGAGAAGAAAAAAAGAAGGAACGGATAGAAAGAAGGAAAAAGAAAGAAGAACAAGATAAGAAATTGGCTCCTTTTGGTGCTGTGGGTTGTTTATCGGTAATAATAGGTTTTATAGGTTTTCTTATTATATTCATTAGACGCTTCTTAGATATGGAGGACTCTGATTTTCTTTTTTATCTCTCTGTTATTCTCTCTGTTATAGGTCTAATTCCTCTCTTTATTTTACAAGTAAGAATGGAACAAAATAAGGAAAACAAAGATTAACAAAAAAATAACTTTTGAAAGATACGAGTGTATAGAAAAAAAGTTGTACCTTTGCAGCGTTCAAACTTTGCGGCTTTTTCGTGTCCGCATATCACATAAAGATTTTCGAATACTCACAGCGTGAGGGTGTCGCTATATAGTAATATATAGCAAATTTTGCGGATATATCCGGCGAGGTTTGAACAGCACCTACTCACGCTTTTTTATTTTTTATATTATGTTCAAACCTCAAACCACCCACCATGTAGCCAAGGCTATATCGTGGACAGCTGGTCGCACGGATCGGCTATTTCTTCAAAGTTCGGGCTGCATAAAAAGCCCTGATGATTACGAACCTGCGGACGATCCTGCGGTGGTGGATGTCATCGCACGGGAATGTTTTCACTGTTTGCTCAAGGATACCGCGTGTAACTTCCTGCTTGCCTATCGTGATGGGCAGTGGCATGTATCCACTTCTGCGGGTACTACTTCTGACCCCTCGTTTCCGATTGCTGTGATACACGCTTATGGAGCTTACTACATTTCCAAAAACCAAAAAGAAAGGAGGGCTGCGCTATGAGAAGAGATAACAAATTACCCCGTCCACTGAATGAGCAGCTGGGGATAAAGCTCTCTGGCTGGCTCTTCGAAGTAGCCAACAAGATCTCACAATCGGAGGATATACAGGAAAGGCTGTTTCAGTTTCCGGATCTGTTAGAGGATAGTTCCTTCTTCGATGAGGAAGAAAAAACGCTGGTCAGGTTCGTATTCTCTCGGATACTGTCTCTGTCTTTCATTACTCAGAAGCACTTGGAAGAGATTGAGGAGTTTTACGAGGAATACAATAATTAATGATTAATGCCAGCAATGATTAATGACGAGTGACTAATGACTGACCACTGACGACTAACCACTGATCAGTTGGGAGTAGTCCTCTGGGAGCTCGGCGTCGATGTCACGGAGGTACTTCTCAAGGGCTGCAAAAGTAGCATGTCCTGTGATGAGCATTAGGCGGCTCTTGGTCTCAAGGGGTGGGTACTGCTCGCGGAGCTTGCGGTATAGTTTGGTAATGAAGGTATGTCGGAAGGAATAGAGCCCGTAGTCCTCGCCCAGTGAAAAATGTTCTTTGACTTTTTTGAATCTTTTGCTCCAGTAATCACGCTTATTGGTTTCCGTGGTGTTCCAAGGGCCTAAGCCCTCGGGGGCAAATAGGTAATGGTTAGGGTCTGCTCCCCTGAGGTATAGGAGCTCAGAGAGGAGTATTTCGGGAATAATTTTGGTTTTTCGTGCCTTGTTCTTTGCATCGACCATTAGGCGCTTGCCCTCTAAGTCTATGTCTTTGACTTGTAGGCGGCAGACCTCGATAGGGCGCAGAAAGTTATAGCTAATGAACTTGATGAAGAGCAGTAGCTGTGGATCATGTTGGCCAATGTATTCGAAGAGGGTATCCTCTTGTACCTTGGTATAGGTTTTATTGCGGTGTGGATCGGTCTTAAGTACTGGAATAGATGAAATGAAATTGTTAGGGACATGCTGGTTATCCTCTAAGAACTTGAAAAGGATAGAGAGAGCAGCACGGGTATTATTCCTGTTCTTAGGACTTGTCTTAAGGAGAATATCATTAAGGAAATTGGTAGCTGTCTTCTTAGTAATAGCGGTAACAGCTCGCCCTTTGAAGTTATTTTGTTCGAGCCATTTCTCAAAGGTACGAATACGATATTGGTGGTTCTTGAAAGAGCTTTCTTTCATAGTAGCCTGAGCATGTGTCAGTGACAAATCGAAAGCCTCGTGAATGGAGAGGAGCTTGTTCTCAGTGTATCTGTCCTCATAAGGATTGTATCCCTCTCTGAGCTTGCGCTCCAGTATATCACGGAGTCTCCTGATTACTGTACGCCTCTGGGAAAGGGTTTTGAAGGATCTATTGATTTTTAGGTAAATGGGATTTTGCCGAACGAGCTTTCCTGTATGTGGGTGGCGATAGGAATAATAGATATACCAGCGCTTGGAGAGATCCCCTCCAGCGTCGTATATCTTAGGTTTTGTGAACTGACCTTTGTTACTCATATCGTATTCGAAAGTGTATTCGGTAGCGTATTCGGTCTGTAAAATTTTGAGTATTTTATCCATGAAAAGAGAGGGTTTGTAGGATACAAACCACTCTCTTTCAAAGATTTACATTTTGTAGCGAAGACGGGAGAATTTCCCGAAAACTATCAAACGTAACTAATTGAAAAACAATATTTGTTATTCTCTATTTCCTTACATTTTGGGCGTTGTTTGGCGCAAATTCGGCGCAAATTTCCTCCGTTTTCTCTTATTATATATACTTTTTTTACACTTACACTTATAAATATAGAGTAAAAAGATTATGATTTGTATGCAGGCTTATAACTCATTGATTTACAAATCTAATTTTGCATAAAAACTGCATACTTTTTTCTTTATGCATAAAAAGTTTTTATGCAATAGCTGTTAGAATATAAACTGGTGTTCTTTCTTTAGGTTGAATACAAACTTTTCCAGCTCCTGAAAGATCCTTTTTGTCTTCTCATTAAGGACTATTGCGGTCGCTTCACTTTGTGAATACTTGTCAGGTTCCTTGGGTAATGTGTAAGAGGTTCGCTCGTTATACATCTGCTTTGAGGAGTAGTCTAAAAAATCTTTGAGCAATACTTTCAAGCTATTGAGCCTTCTTTTTATCCCCTCGTGAGTAATCATATTACCCACGCGGTCTGCTTCTTCTACAAAATGGATAACACGGTCTATAGAGGTTATCCGATACCCATACCAGGCGTTTTGCTGATAGATATTTTCTTCAAAATCATTCACATCAAAAATCTCGAATAATCTATGGAGGGTAGCCCTATCAGCTTCCCCTAATTCTTGTCCTAATAGAAAGAAATGCCTGGCCCTAAGATAGAGGAATACACAGAGACTTCCCAAGGTTGCAATAAGCGTAAAGTTTAGATCCTTCATATCAAAAAACTTATTTATAATTAGTGGTACAAAGATACTACCAATTAGCCAATTACTACCTATTTCTTTGAAAATATTAAACTCTTGTTTTATCATTTACTTATCTTCTCTATAAGCATTATCTAATATATCCCTAATTTCTACAAGAATATCTCCAAATCCTTTTAATTGCTCATCTTTTCGGTCGCCATCATCTTTGTAGAAGAAACTCCTTTGTCTGTAAAGAGCTAATTCGTATATCTTCAGTGCCTGTTCTGTTGTTAGCTTCTCCTCTTTTGTAATTTTTTTCAAGCTGACTATTATATCATCTATGATTTCTTGAACGTTTAAAAGATACCTTGGATCTTGCTTAAATAATGTTCCCATATTATTTATTAAGTATTTCTAAATTATTATCCCCAAAGATAAGTTTCATTACTTGATCTTTCTTATCTTTTTTAAGTTCTATTTGCAAAATCGCTTTTATATCCTCTTCGTTTTCTTTATTATACGACCCCTTATTGGGATATGTTATAATATCCACTACGTCCATTTTAAAGAAAATAGCTATTTGCAATAATCGGTCAATAGTTAAATCTCTCTCTCCTCTCTCTAAGAGACTATAACTACCTTGTTCTATCTCTAAAAATCCGGCTATACTCTTCTGTGTAATCTTCTTATTTACACGAATTTTTGAGATATTCTCTAATATTTTCTCTTTAGTAATCATAATAGACAAATTTAAGTAATTAATTTTCAATAACATATATTTAAAAATAATATTTTATTGCAAAATATAATATTTTATATTGCAAATTGAAATATTATTCGTAAATTTGCCCCACAAAACAAACATAAAACACGCACTTAATTACGTGCCGTTATTAGGTACAAAAATACGTAATATTTATTGAACGAAAAATAAACCCTAAAAAAATAATGATAAAATCGCAAAAAGTAATAGTTACCCTAAAGCCAGCTATAAAGGCAAAGATTAATGATACTATTATCTCTAATTTGTGTCTAAAAACAAGTGAAAAGGATAGAACTATAAGGAATTGGCTCAAAAAAGATAGTGAAAAACTTACTCTTTATTCCTTTTTACTGGCTTTGAGTGAACTATTACAGCTTCCTATAGACCAATTGATAAACATTGATAGATGTTAATAGCTATATTTTACTGGAGTTGTATTCTTTTTTTACTAATAAGATTGTTTTATGATACAGAATAACATGCAAGAACATATAAACGAATTGGTGGAAATACTCTCTAATACAGAAGGTATTACCTATATCACCCAGCGAATAGTGAAAACACAAGTGCATTTTTCTTTTATCTTTGAATCTTACAAGGTCTTAGATGATTTAAAGCAGAAAATGCCTGAGGATTGGTTTTTATTTATTGTAGGATCTCATAATATCTGTTATCTCTCTTACAAACAATCTAACATAGAGCGTTATTTTGAGCTTCTACAACTGGTGAAAGCCGCTTTTTTCTTAGATGATTTTATAAATATATTTTGCAATAAACATTAATCCATAGCTCCTGAAAAGCCGTGTTCTTTGCGCAATAGGCACGGCTTTCTTTTTAGCTGTGGAAAAAAAGAAGTTACTATGGATTATAAGAGAAACGAACGTGATTTGTATGATAATACCGATAACGGCTTGGATATTCTTAAAAAGTACGTGCCAAACCTCGTACTGAATAAGAATTTTTGTTATCGTGATGAAAAAAATCCCTCTGCTCATGTATATAAGTCCAATGATAATATTTGGTATATCAAGGACTTTGGCGGAGATTCTCATTTTCCTATCAATATTGTTAGGGAACAAACAGGCTGGGACTACCACGAAGCCTTAGTGCAGCTATATGATGAATTTCAGATCCCTGTAAGTGGGCGTGCTACACTACCAAAAAATAAAACTTTCAAGGACCAAGGCGTTCTCCCTAATGACTATTTCAAGATAGTAACTAAGGACACTATCACCAACCACAATAGCTACAGCCGTTTTGTAACACCTGAGCTATTAAAAGAGTTCAATGTATATGAGGTAGATTACTACGAACGCATTACCTCCAGTGGCAAACTAATGAGGGTCGAATCTACAGAATTTTATCCAATTTTCTGTTATTCTCCTGATATTACCCAATGGGCAAAACTCTATTGTCCTGCGGAAAAGAAAGGAAAAACTACCCTTGAGGACGGAACCGAAAAGCGCTATAACTTCAAGCACGGATACCTCGGCAAGAAGCCTGCCCGCTATCTTCACGGACTGGAGCGTATCAAAAAAGAATTGAGTCAAGAAACCATAGAACAGATAACCAATCTTAGGAAAATGCTCGAAAATGCGAAGGATAAGGAGGCTGTGGAGCAACTGCAAAAGAACTTAGACGAACTCCTATTGCCGTATGTTATCATTTGTTCGGGTGGCTCGGACGGACTTACCATAGCGAGCCTTTCAGATGATTTTTACCCTGTATGGGGAAATTCTGAGGTGGAAATTATAAGCAATGAAGATTACCAATTCCTAAAGCTGGTCAGTAAGCACCTAATCAACCTGCCCGATGTGGATACACCTGGGATTGAGTTTGCCTACAAGTATTCTCATCATTATTGGAAATTGGATACCGTATTCATTCCCAAGTACTACTTAGGAGACAAAGGCAAGGATTTTAGGGACTTTGTCAATTTCTTTGACAAAGAAACTCCCAAGGAGGTTATCGCTGATACTTTCCGAAAGATGTTGGCTGTACCTGTTAGCTTCAACTTTATGACAATCAACGAACGCAAACAGAATCGTATATCTGTCAGTAACCTGCATTATTTTCTCAATGCGAACTACTTCCACGTATATATATCACAGAACGAAAGGAGCAGTACCAATGAAAATCAAGGGGTATTGCTCAAGGAAAAAGGCTATATATTAGAGTGTCCGTCCTCGGCACAAGTGGCTGACTTTTGTATTGATTTTTTGGTACGCAAAGGGACTACTAAGCCTATTATTGACTATATGAAAAGCTCCAATATGTTCACCGATAAAGAGCTAAAAAAGGTTCCCGCTAAGGATTTTAACCTCGTCAAGTATGATAAGGATTACCAGCTATTCTTTTTTGAGAATACAGCGGTAAAAGTAACCGCTAATGGGGTGCAATTCCTACCTAACAAAGATGTAAAAAACTATGTTTTTAAGGAAAATATTATAAAAGGGAGCTTGTCAAAGTACAAGGAAACCTTTTTTGAGCCTTACAAAGACGAAAAAGGAAACAATCGTGTAAAAATCACTTACAATAATTGTGATTTCCTCAATTACCTTATTAATACCAGCCGTGTATATTGGGAAAATGATTATAAGAGCTGCCAAAAAGAGGGTAAACCTTGGGGAGTAGAACACTTGTTAAATTCCCCTTACCTTAGCGAGCAGGAACAGATTACCCAAGAACAACATTTTTTATCAAAATGCTATGCTATAGGGTATATGCTCCACCGCTGGAATGATGTGAATTTCCCTGTATTTATATATGTTACCGATGATCAAGTAAAGGAGGACAACAACGAGGCTAACGGAGGGACTGGAAAGAGTATGTTTGCTCAAGGAATAGAGCAGTTAGCGAAGTTTTTCCACCCACAAGACAGCGGAAAGAAAGATATTTTGGAAGACAAACATATCTTTGGTGGCTTGAAGGACTACCACGACGCTATTTTGTTTGATGATGTGAATCAAAACCAAGATTTTCGATCCTTTTATACCCTTATCACTCGTGGAATTACCCCGAATACCAAGAACGTACAGCAAGAGCGATTTTTTTCTTTTGAAGAACGCCCAAAGATTATGGGTACTTTCAATTATGGTCTCAAGGACGATAGCTCGGCAGGCTTGCGCCGTGTGTTTTTCGTTACCTTTTCCAGCTATTACCACAAGATCAATAAGACTATGGGAAGAGAATACCAGCCTTATGATGATTTCAAAAAACGCTTTTACAAAGAGTGGACCCCTCAGGAGTGGAATGTATTCTATAACTTTATGTTGCGTTGTTGCCAATTCTATATAGCCAATCAGGACAATCACTATTTTGCCCCTTCGGATAACCTCAAGAAAAATAATCTCAAGGCAATCATTGGGAATACTTTCTTAGAATGGGCAGAGGACTATTTTGATGAAGAGCGACTTAACATAGAGATCAACAAAAAAGAACTTGTGGATAACTGCAAGGCTTCTTGTGGACATATCAAGCTAACTAATGCTAAGATACAAACCAAGTTAGAACAATTCTGTATGCTCAAGGGCTATTTGTTCAGCGGTACGATAAAGAAAACGGAATATATAGGACTTAGCCGTACTACAGTGCAATACTTATGCGTCAGTACGCCTAATACTCCAACAGCTCCCTCAACAGTTGTTAATACCCCTACTCCCACCCCACATATAACTGATAACCTAAGTCAAGAAATAGATTTTTAAGTATGAAAATTATTGACCTTTTTAGCGGAATCGGGGGATTTGCTCTGGGCCTCCAACGGGCAGGTTACCAATTCACAGAGCACTATTTTAGTGAGATCGACAAACACGCTATTGCTAACTATAAATACAATTTTCCTCATGCAATCAACCTCGGAGACATTACCTCTATTCACGGAGGAGACTTTACAGGAATTGACGTTATCACTTTCGGATCGCCTTGCCAAGATTTCTCACTTGCTGGAAGAAGAGCGGGGCTTCAAGGGGGCCAA